ATTTGATATGTATGGATCGTCATTAACAGGTATGCCTAAAGTTTACACTATTATAAATAACAATATACATTTCTACCCTGTACCAGATGCAACTTATTCAGTAAAAATGTTTTACTATAAACAATTTGATTCATTAACTAATGATACAGATACTAATGATGTATTAACATTTCATCCAGACGTTTACTTGTTTGGATCATTATATTTTGCTCACTCATTTATTAGAGGTATAGATCAACAAATAGTAGCAGAGTGGTTTAAATTTTACACTAATGGTTTAGACAGAGTTTTAAACATTAACCTTGCAAACAAATATAACCAAGATGCTCCTCTAATTATGAGGGGTACTGTATCTAACGAGTAATTATGGCTTATAAAGATTTTAAAGATTTTTTGCCGGATGCTCCAGACTTTAGAAACGAAGGATTGACTGACGCTAAAAATGTAGTTCCATCGTTTAAAAGTTATAGACCTATGAAAAATATTTCTAGTGTTAGTACAAATGCTTTGACAAATAGATGTCAAGGATTTGCTTCCTTTAGATCAAGTTCTGGTAATATTACATCTTTTGCCGGAGATAAAACAAAACTTTATAAATATTTATCAAATACTTTTTCAGACGTATCTGGTGGAGCTACATATGCAACAGGAGCAGAAAATGATTGGCAATTTACACAGTTTGGTAATTTTATAGTTGCTAGTAATGGTGCTAATGCACCTCAAGTATGGCAATTAGATAATGCAACACAATTTTCTAATTTAGGTGGCTCACCCCCTACTTTTTGGCATAGCGCTGTTGTAAGAAATTTTTTAGTAACTGCATGGCAACCAACTAATCGTAACAGAATACAATGGTCAGAGATTGGAAATCATGCCGGTTGGACTGCCGGAAATCAATCATCTGATTTTGAAACAATATTTGATACTCCAGAAGTTACAGGTTTAGTTGGTGGTGAATTTGGTATTATATTTGGTTTAAGAAAAATATTTCAATTAAACTTTGTTGGTGGTTCTACCATTTTTCAAATAAGAACTATTGAACAAGAACGAGGTTGTATTGCACATGGAAGCTTAGTTACTGTTGGAAACACAACATACTTTTTAAGCCAAGATGGTTTTGCAAGTACAGATGGAGAAACAACAAAACTTATTGGAGAAAATAGAATTGATGATTTTTTTGATAATAATTTAGATCAATCTAATATTTTAAGAATTACAAGTGGCCATGATCCATTAAACAAATTAATATTTTGGTCTTATCCATCTACAAATTCATCTAATGGAAATCCAGATAGAATATTATGTTACAACTATTCAGCAGATAGATGGTCTTATATAGATGTTGCAACACAATTTATTGGTAGCGCTTTTACTACTGGTACAACTTTAGAATTATTAGACAATATATCAACAAATGTAGATATTGGATTTACAGACTCTTTTGATAGTAGAATATGGCAAGGTGGTACTTTGTTTTTCTCAGCTTTTAATAGTGCAAATAAATTTTCTACTTTTAGTGGTGATACTTTGGAAGCAACTTTAAGTGTGGGTGAACAAGAATATGCAGAAGGTTCAAGAACTTTTGTATCTTCTATTAACCCTGTTATTGATGTAAAACCTGTCGCTAAAACAGGAACTATATCAATTGCATCATCAACAATTAATGGTACAGGAACAAGTTTTTTAAGTGAGTTAAATGTAGGTGATGTTATAAGAGTTGCAGATGTATCAAGTCAATTCAACAATGCTAAATTTATTATTGCAACAATTGTTTCAGATACATTGTTGTCTATTGTAGTTGCACCGGATCAAGCTATTAACAATGTTACTTTTACTGGTTATCAACCAACTCAAATAAATTTAATAAGCAGAGAAAGAGCCGGAGGTACAACTATTCAAACCGGATTTTCTGCCTGTAATGATAATGGGGTTGCAACCTTTAGACAAAGTGGAAAGTATCATCGTATTGAAATTAAAGTTCCTGCCAAAGCAACTTGGAGTGATGCAATGGGTATTGAAATTGAGGCAACAGTAGATGGTGTCCAGTAATGGCAAATAAAATAAATTTGTCCGAAGATAGTAAAGTTAGTTTACCTGCTAAAAATTTATTAAGTATTATTTTTGCTATATTGATTGGTAGTTGGTTTGCGTTTGGTGTGATGTAAAGACTAAATATTATCGAAACTGAATTACAATTAATATCTAAAGATTTAGACAAAGCTAATGAATTTATAGACGGAGTGCCTAAAGGAAATATGGTCAGTCCACAGATAAACGAACTCTATATGTTAGTGGAATTTCTTGCAACTAACCAAGAAAAGTTAAAAGGTAATGTCGAGGCAGATATGCCACAAATACAAAAGGTAGATATGCAAGTTCAATTTTTAGAAGAACGCATAATAGATTTAGAAACTTTAGTTGATAAACTTAGAAACAATGGAAGTCATCAATGATTGAAATGGTATTTGTACTTTCAATGTTTATTATTGAAGGTGATAATAGACGTTTAGATGGTTGGTATCATCAACCTAGTCTTTCTGTTTGTTTGGAGGGCAAAAGAGTTGCTGAACGCACAGCCGGTAATCAAGTTGCTTACACTTGTACCTTAGAAAAAGGAGAAATGGTAACTGACGATCTTGGTGTCAAACATTTGAACAGGATTATAAAATGAGTATTGAGTATATAAGAAGAACACCAACCACTAATCAAGAATATTACAACAAACAATTAGAACAAGCTGTAAATGAATTAGTAAACAGAGTTAATATAAATTATAGTAAAGTTACTACATCAACTTACTACATTAAGGTTGATGATTTATTTTTAGATGTAAATGTAAGTCAAGCAACAATTTTATATTTACCTGCAAACGCGCCAATTGGTACTAATTATATAATTAAAGACACAAGTAATAATGCAAGTACTAACAATATAACTATTACTAGAAGTGGTACTGACACAATTGAAAATGTAAGCACAAAAATCATAAACACAAATTTTGGTGTTGTTAGACTTATATACAATGGCACTAACAAATGGCTAACAATATAGATATAGTATTTATACCTACCGATAAAATAACACAAGTTTATCCAATGGTAGCAGAAGAAATTAATGAAACTTTGCTGAAGGCTGAAAATGGTTATGCAAGTGAAGATGTAATTAAAGAACTTAACAATGGTGATATGACACTATGGTTAGTTTGGGATATTGAAAACAAAAAGAAACTAGGTTTTGTAATAAGTGAAATATTACAACGACCACAATTTAAAATTTTTTCTATTTTTATGGTCATTGGCCACAATAGATTAAAGTGGCAATTAAAAGCTGAAAACACTTTTGAAACGTATGCTAAGAAAAATGGATGCTATAAATCTATTCATCTAGCAAGAAAAGGATGGTCAAAAGTATTTAAACAACATGGTTATAAAGAAACTCATGTAGTCCTTGAAAAAAAATTAACAAACTAAATAAGGAAATAATATGTCAATAGGTGGAAGTAGAAGTAAATCAAAAACAAGTGAATCCGGCACAAGTGAATATAAACCATATGCACCTGCCTCACCACACTTAGATAAAATTATGGCTGATATGGGTAAGTACTACGATGACCCAGACAACATGAAGTTTATGGGAGGTTATGATTCTAGTAATTATCTAACACCATACACAAGTGATGAATCAGATTTAATTGCAAGAGGATCAGATTTATATAAAAATTTAGACCCAACAAAATTTACTTCAAGTGATGCTTTATTAAATTCGTATATGGCCGGTAATCCTACAAGTAGTGGTGGCAGAGCTTTAACTGACCTTACCAACGGTGTAACTGGTACTTATTTAGACAGTTTAAATGCAGGTACTAATACGACTGCTTATGACATGATGTCAACTAACTCTGACGAATACTTAGATAATATGACTAGTAGTGTAACAGATAGAGTTATTAATTCAGTTTCAAGCAAGATGGGTAAAATGGGTAGGTATGATCCTAACTCTGCAACTTTCGGACAAAATGTAGGACAAGGTGTTGCTAATGAAATAGCTGACGATTTATTTTTAGCCTCTGAAAAAGAAAGAGGTAGAGAGTTTAGTTCTAATGCTGATGATATTAAAAATCGTTACAATGCAGGTACAACTATAACTGACAATGTTTATCGTGCAGGTAAAGGAATGAGTGATGCAGAACTTAATATTGCAAAAGGTGATCCTAGCAGAAGAAATATGATTAACAGCAATTATAATGACATGATGAAAAATTCATTTGGATTTATGGGCAAAGATAGAGAAATGATTGATGCCGGTAAACAATTAGAAATTGCAAGAATGATGTACGAGCAAGGTGTACCTATGGAAAAAATGACAGATTACTATAATATTATTCAAGGTATTGCTACCGGCTTTCCTACTGTTAATTCAAGTGGAACGTCATCAAGTAAAGGTTCTAAATTTGGATTTGAAATGCCAATTCCAATGCCTTCTGATAGCAGACTTAAAAAAGGAATTAAGTTTTTATACAAGATGGCTAATGGAATTAACATTTATTCTTGGGAATGGAATAAGAAAGCTAAAGAACTTGGTATTCCAAAAATGTACCCTAACTACAATGTTGGAGTTATTGCACAAGAGGTAGCGCATTTACCTAATGCAGTAGTGCAGGATGTAAATGGATATCTAAAAGTTAATTATGGAGAGTTAGTATGAGTACATATGATTATACAACAATGAGTGCAGAAGCATTTAATCGGATGATGATGGGTACAGGTCAAAGTTATACGTCAATGTATAATAATGTAAATAATGCAAGTGGCTCTGGTAATACTCCATATTGGGATTCTAATAAACAAAAATATATTACAGAAGATGAGTTCTATAATGGGTTTCAAAATGTAGATGATTATTATTCTGAAATGGAAAAGATAAGAGGTAAGTTAGAAGGTACAGAAGATGAAAAACCACCTTTTAAACCATCTGGAGTAGGACAAGGCAGTAATGTGTCATCTCCTGTTAATATGCCTAATGCAAGTCCAAGAGGTTTTTCACCACTACAGCTAAATACTACTGCTAATGATGATTTTGCTCAAGGCTTATTGAACTCACCACTTTTAAATAAAGGACTATTAAAATAATGGCTAATATTTTTGATATTAATGATGACTTAGGTCTTGATGGAACTATACCAAAATTTAATGGGCTAAATAATATTTACCTAGATAACAAAAATTTTTACAATCAAACACAGAACTCTAGAGGAACTGTTGCTAGTAAAAACCCACCACCTAGTTATGACGACTGGAAAAAAACGCAACAACCAGAGGATGTAAATGCGTTTGATAAGTTTAAAAATTTCTTTGCACAAAGTAACAAAGGAGAAAAAATTAGTACACAAGCTGTAAGTGATTTGTGGCAAGATTTAGACGAAGATGAAAGAGTTTTATTTCAATTAAATCCTAAAAAGTTTATTGAAAATAGAATTACCAATCAAGGTAAGGAATCAACTAAGTCTGAAAGTGAAAAACTAGAATTTGCTTACACGAAATACAAACAATATTTAGAAAATGGTCAACCAGAACTTGCCAATGCCTTAGATGAAAAATGGAAATTTACAAGTGAAGGCAATGCAATTCAAAAAAAATTAGATATGTTTGAAATGTGGAAAAAAGCAATTGCTAAGTTTAAAATATCTTCAAGTAATACTGATAAAGCAGAAGCGCAAATGTGGGCAGATGCCTTGTTTGATAAAGGTATGAGAATTACCTCTGATGGTAATGGTGGCTTTACAATGGAAGAAACAACTGATGCTCCAAATATGGATGATGATGATGAGTCTTTAACAGGCGCTAATGCATGGTACAACGACTCTAATCAAGATAGTAAAACGTGGAGAGATATTAACGACCAAAAACAAGTAAACTCAAAACAAATGCGTCAGTTAATTGATATGACTGCCAGTTATAAACCAGAGTATTTAACTATATGGGGTAAATGGCGAGAGTCAAAACTTGGTTTAACGGAATGGTTTAGTAAAAATGGTAACAATCTTACTGAAGATGAAAAAGAATGGATGATAGGCAAAACTAGATTTGGTCAAGATGCGTTTATGATGTTTAACGATTACGTTAAATTTATTACTGGTGCGCAAATGTCAGAGAAAGAAGTTCAAAGGTTAAGACGAGCTATGCCATCATTAGAATTTAGTGGAGATTTTTCTAATTTTTTTAGACCAGAAGCAGATACACCATCACAATTTGAAACTAAAATGGATGCTCTAACAACAGTAACTAGAGATAGCTATGCTAGATATAACTTCTTAACAGACGATAATATATTTCAAACTTTAATTAGGGATGGAGTTATCAAAGAAGATCAAGTTGAACGACTGCAAAAAAATTATGACTCTGATAGAGAAGGCGCTTTTTATAAAGATGACATGAATAACACTCGTTTTAACACTAAAAGAAATTACTTATTTACTTCAGAAGAAGTTGGTGATTATAGAAAACAATGGAGAACCCAAGCTTTTGAAAAAGCCAAAGCCGATCTTATAAAAAGTAAAAGTGAAATGGCAGGTGGATCAGTTGGTTTGTCTGGAGAGGAAAAAGCACGATTGATGTTTGAATCAAGTGTAAAATCATTTGATTTATTTGGTATGAACATTGATGGAAACTACCCATTCACATTAAAAGAAAAAAAACTATACCAACAATACGGATTAATTAAT